GATCAGTTCCCCATTCCACGCACCACGCACCAAGCGGACGTTGCCGGCATTGATCTGCGCTGCCAGCCCTGATGCGCGGGTAGCCTTGTCGCCGCTTACCCGCTCCGACCGGATCGAATAGCCGGCCAGCATTCGCGTCAGCCGGAGGGCCTGATCGACGCCAGCCTGACCGGGGTCTTGCGCCATACGAATCTTGACCCCCGGTCCGTCCAACTGCGCTACCTGCCTAAGATGCCCGTCACGCTCGTCAGGTGCCCACTGGCCGCGTCGGACGTCCGTCACCCACCATACCCCCTGCCCATCGACACCAAGACGCACCCCGGCCGTGTAATCGCCTTTTCCGGCACTCGCGGCAAAGTCCCATCCCCGACACTGCCGCAGATCCGCCGGCGCGGCGTCGACGATCGCCAGCTGGCCCACCTTGAAGAAGCTGCCCTCTTTCGGCGTCGGATTCTGCTGGTATAACGCCTCGAAGGAGTACGGCTCCATTACCTCGCGGATCCGGCCCAAGGATTCCACGTCGTATCGATCCGGCCAAAGGGCTGCGCCAACGCTCCGGCCCATCGGGTCGGCTTCTTCTGCGATGGCCGGCAGGCGAAGGATCGTCCACCGATTGGGCTCTGACGCAATGGCACGCGCGGCAAGATCATCGAAATGCCAACGGGTCAACGTGAGAATTATAGCCCCGCCCGGCTCAAGTCGCGTGTAGAGGTCGTCTGTATACCAGTCCCAGATCTTCTCGCGGTAGACGGGTGACTCGGCCTCTTCGCGCTTCTTGATAGGGTCGTCAATTAGGATGAGATCGAACCCGTAGCCCGTTGGTGGTGTGCCGACTCCACGCGCAACAAGGCTGCCGCCGGCGGTCGTCTCCCACTCATCCGCGCCGGTCTTGTCGGTCATCGCGATTCGACCGGCAGCGATGTTGCGACTCTTGCGGCTGAACTTGTGCGCGACGCGCTCGTTGTAGCCCGTGACCAGTGCGCGGGTGGTTGGCTGCTTCTCCAGCCGGTATACGGGATAGCGGATCGTGACCGTCTCGGTCTTGGCGTGGCGTGGCGGCATAAAGACGGCCAGCCGGTCGATCTCACCCCGCGTCACCGCGTCGAGGTGCTGCGCGATCAGCCGGATGTGGGGAACATCGAACGTCCACGATGGTGGCGCTACTGTTGGCAGGAAGTCGATGTACCGCGTCGCTGCCCGTCGTCGTGCCAGCTCACGGCGCGCCAGTTCAGCGGCCGCTTGTGCTTGAGATGACAGTGGCTGGATGCTCGCCATTCGCGATCCTCTGGAGCTGCTCGTCGGTCAGGTCAGCGTAGTTGATGGCCATCGTGGTCGTGGTCACGTCCTGCCGATCGCGGTACAGATCCGGGCGGCGCGTCTTGAGCAGGAAGATGGTAAGCGTATCGGACATCTCACGGGCGCGTCGATATGCCGCCTCTTCGAGGCCATCAATGGCGTTTGCCAATGCCGCTTCCCATTTGGCGCGAAAGTCCGGGTGGAGGTCGCGTCGCTTGTAGGCGGTGCCGCGATCGATCCCGGCTCCGGATGCGGCAGCCGCTACGGAGAAGGTCGATTCGAGCAGGGTCAGGAAGCGATCTTCCCAGTCTGGCTTTTTAGGTGTGGAATGGGTGGAGTCTTTGCTAGCGGCTTTGCTAGACGCTTTGCTAGTTTTCGCCTCTTTGCTAGGTTTTGGTGGCTTTCTGCTTCTGGGTGTTGTTGGCATAGTCAACGCTCCTCATCCCGATCGGCGTCGGTGGATTGATGCTGTTCAGACAACGAGTCCAAGCTCAATATCTGCTATTACACGCCGCGCAGATTTAACTTTTTGCGGCGGGGGAGGGTTCCTTGAACGGGACGGGCAGTTCGGACGTGGGAGAATTTAGATCAATCTCTTCAAAAACAAACGCTCCGACCTGACCGGGGAAAATCGCGTCGTGGTCGTTGTCGCCGGTCAGGATATCGTCGGGGATGCGATCAGGGAACGCGGCGCACGCCAGAGCGCCCCAATAATGCTTACAGTTTAGGCAAAGGTCTTTCGTTGGCATATTTTTTCAACCTATCGAAATAATCAACGATATTAGCGGGCAACTTGTTCCGCTCTTTATTATACATCACAAAGGTTTCAGCAAAATACTCTAATTTATTAGCATTCCCATATTCTGAAACGGCATAGCGATTATCTCCCCTAGTGCGCCAGATCTCATCCCATTCTTTTAAAAGCAACTGCCCAGGTGATCCGGCGACTGATTGCGTTTTATCTTTAATGAGGGATTGGTTGATCATTCCAATCAATTGATCGCTGATGACATGGCCGGTTTCATGGATAAACGTGCATTCGACGTATTCTTCTGCGCTGGTTTTAACGTGCCATCGCGTAAACCGTGCCGCGTCACTTAATTTTTGACGCTGCTTTGTGTAATAAACTGATTGACGATATGAGTTATTATCAGAATCCCACGCTTTAAGCCTATCCGCGTTTCGCTGCTGGTGAAGTCGAACGTTTTGCTCATAACTGCGCGACACTTGAGCAAAGTCGCCTAGTTTTTTATTGAACTCAATCATCCCGCCGTGCGCTTGGGCGTTCGCGTTTCCTAAGGCAGCGTTTTTGATATAGTTGAGCGGGTGCAACTTCCAATCTTGCCAGATCTGACCGAGTGCTTCATTGACCTTGTTGATATCTTCCAGTCGCAGCCCTTTATATGTCACGATCTTTGCGATGCCCTGCTTTTCGGCCCACTCTTCGGCCTCCTTGATGGTTTTCGCCGGCTTGAACTTAATGCCAGTTGGCTTTGGCACAGGCGCTGGCTTGGGCACAGGCGCTGGCTTTGGCACAGGCGCTGGCTTTGGCACAGGCGGTGGCTTTGGCACAGGCGGTGCTTTTGGCGTAGGTGGTGTTGGTTGCGGTGGTCGAATGCCGAAGAGGTCTTCGACCGGGAATATATCGGTCGGCTGGTTGTAGCCGGGAAACTTGCCCTGCTTGAGCAGCGCCTTTTTCGTGCTGAGTTGGTAGTACGGTTGCCCCCATTGCCGCGAGTTCTGCCGGCCAACAAAGTCGGTGAGCTTTACCAGCCCGTCGCGATATGCCTTTACGGCAACATTGCTGCCCAGGATGGCGCGTTGCACGTCGGCAGGCTGCGTCGAGAACCACTCGTCGCCGTTCTGGATGTCGACAGCCTGACCGCGCAATAGCGGTTGCGCTACGCAACGACAACGGGGATGGCTCTCCATACGCTCATCGAGCCGGTGAACCGTGCCGGCCATAGCAAGGCAACTGCCGCAGGTGCGCCGGCTAAAGCTGGCTACCCATACCCACCCCTGAAGGATGTCGCGGTTCTGGTTGAACGTCCGGCTGGTCGCTTCGCGGTATGCTCGCATCGTCTCCGTCCGGGCGATGGTCATTGCGCGAGTCATATTCCCGCCAAGTGCGTTGCGGATATTACTGGCAATCTTGATAGCACCGAGTCCTCGAGTAATGCCGTCGGTGAGTGCATCGGCAACGGCCTGCCCTGCCATCCCCGGCAGTTTGTCAAGCAGGCCTTTGAGCGGTGAGCCGTCGGACAGGAACCCAACGATTGATTCTGTTGCGGCCGTCGGCAGCTGGCTAAAGCTGACGCTGACACCGGTTGACTGTGCCCCAAGGTTGACCAGTGCTTCAGTGTTGGCAACGGCCTGTTGCACGGCCGCTGTCTGGTTTGTGGTAATGGCCTGATCTACGGTGCCTGCAATGCGTGTGACCTCACTGGTGATCTGACGTTGCAGAGTTTGGTAGCGATCAATCTGGAAGGCCCAGGATGGGGAGATGTATTGGCCGGCAGCACGGGCGCGTTCGATCTTCTCGGTCAGCACGCGGATGTTCTGCTCCATTTTCTGGAAGCTGCGCGTGTAGGCCTCGACTATCCGACGGCTGGCGACTTCATCGTGCTGCAAGAGCGCGTCCTTGAAATCAACCGCCTTCTGATAGATCTCTGCTTGTGTCGGTGTCTTTGGCATCCCGCCAAGTCCTAATTAAAGAGCGATTCGCGCACATCAAACGTGGCCTCATTCGCGCCGATATTGTTCCCCGTTCCAACCCAGCGAAACCCGTATCGTCCTTCAAGCGCCGGCGTGTAGTTGTAGTAGTAATTACCGATTGAATCCTTTATGACGGCATTATCGACTCCGTAGGTCAACGTGGTGACAACACCGAGCGGGGTCTTGACTGTAACGGTCACGGTTGTTGGATCCGAGTTGACGTTATTCGTCTTGAAGTTGGCCGACAACCGAATGACGGCCCCGAGTGGGTATTCTGCCATCTTAGAGCCTCCATTTATCTTGTGCGAAATCACAACAGGCGTCACGGCAGCGGTTGCGACTGTGACGGTTGTATCGAGATCCGGTAGGGTGATATCGCCTGTCACCGTACTGGTTGAGGCTATCACCGCGCGCAGCTCGTTCTGCGTCTCAAGGTTCGCCGTCACGGCACTAACCGAGGAAATCGCAGCAGTCAGCGGTCTGGTGATTCGCAAAAAGCCTTGTAGCGCCGACTGGCCTGCCACTAAACCGCGCGCACTCAGACCACGAATAACGCTTCCTGAAATCGACGTGCTTACCGTGATTGTTGCGCTGAGCGGGGCGACCTTGGTTATCGTCCCAGTGGCTGAGGATTGAGCAGCGACGATGCCTGTAATCTGCCTCGCTACGCCAATCTGACCAGATGCTATCGTAGTACCATTGACGGCACCTGCGATCACTCGAGGTAATCCAAGTCGGCCAGCAACAGTCGACGTCGATGACGTGGTCGCGGATAATGCCAGGGCCTGTCTTAGAGCGCCCGTGACTGCCGAACGCCCGTCAATTGATGCCGAGAAGGTTTCGGCCTCAACCAGTTTTCCGGTGATCGTGCTGGTTGCATTGATCGCGCCTGCGATACCTGCCAGCCGGATGATTGAACCGGATGCGGTCGATGTGCCGGTAATCGTTGACGCAACCGGAACAACTTTAATCAGCGTGCCAGTGAGGGCTGACTGTCCGTTAACGGCAGTGGCAATCCCGCGCCTAACGCTTGACTGACCAGTAACCGCGCTCTGGCCTGTGACCGTTGCGGCCAGTCGCAGTTGCTGCTGTAGTGCCCCGGTGAGGCTTGAATGTGCAGCTGGATTGCCGGCCAGACTTAACCGAGCACGGATCACTCCGGAAACGGTACTGTGACCAGCAACAGTGGCCGTAAACAGATTATCTGTTGTGGCCGTGCCTGTGACGCTTGAATGTGCCGCGATAGTCGCGGTTATTGGCTTGCTGGCAGACAGTTGTCCGGTAACGGATGAGGCGGATGTGACAGCCCCGGCGATGGTGCGCACGGTCTCGATGTGACCAATCAGGACGGCGCGAGGATCAATCAATCCCGCGATATGCCGTTCAACCGATACCGATCCGGTGACGGTGGACTGTGTTGCGACAATGCTGCTGGTGGGCCGGTTCAGCCCGAGACGTCCGCTTGCCGTTGACGTTGCATTGCTTGCACCTGCCAGCGCAAGAGCAAGATCAACCTGAGCAGCGACGCTTGATTGCCCGGCAACCTGCCCGGCAATAAGCGTTGTGCGTTTAAGGTCGCCGCTGACCGATGACAGTCCGTCGATCTGCCCGGCAAGACTGAGGGAGGCAACTATTTGGCCTGATGCCGAAGACTGACCTGCCGTGATGCCAGCGATGTTGCGCTGGATAGATGCCGCGCCTGCTACCGCACTCACACCCGCAACGGCACCGGCGATCTGACGTTCTACTGTTATAACGCCTGATATCGCTGAAGTTGCAGTACTAGCGCCAACAATAGTTCTGGTGACAGATGCGCTACCTGACGCGGTTGACGTGCTGTGAACGACGCCGCCCAGGACTTTGGGGACAGTCAACGCACCCGTGATGGTAGAGACGCCGGGTATTGTCGATGCAATAGTTCGATCAACTTGAACTACGCCGGCAACAGTAGACGTCGATGCGGTAGTGCCAGATATATTGCGCGTTACTGATGGAATTGCCGCGACAGTTGACGTTGCGGCGATCGTGCCAGCAAGCGAAATAATAGCGCCAGTCTGCGCCCATCGAACACTACCAAATTGTTTACGTCCCCAAACGGCCATATCTAGTTGTCCGCGCTTTCGTTGTTAACGGTCGTCTCTGGCTCAATATATGACACAAGGCAATCCATCGCCTTGATGGATGCGCCTTGGGCTGTCGTAAGCCATCGACCACGCACCAGAACATCGACCTCTTTGGGGCCAATTCGCCCTTCAATCCAGCGTTGCAAAGTGAGCTTATACATCGTCGGCCTCCAGTAGCATCCCCACGACAAGTTCAAGCGCTTCAACTTTTTCTTGCAGTGTAGGCGCTTCCTCTGTGATTACGGGCGGGTCGGCTGGTTCTGGTTGATTGCCTAACGCCAGCCAGGCTAAATATTCTTGATAATCCTTGTTTAACTCGTCTACAGGAATCGACGCACCATCAGAAATGCGTAAGATCACAGTTGAGTAGGGTGTAAGCTTATATGCCATTCTTATAGCTCCGCGTCAAACGTAAAAGTACCAGGATTATTGAAACCTGACCGAGTGCGCACTATGGCCGCCGCAACAGCAACGCCGCCTGATATGGCCCAAGATGCTAATCCGTTAAATGCAGTCATTTCAGTGGTAGATACACTTCCAACACTAGCAACACCTTGTGCTGACGGGCCAGTTAAAAGTTCTAAAGTACCTCCCGAAGTAAAAGTTGGTGTAGCTCTTTTCGGCGTAAAAGCAAGAAATAAATGCGCCAACACCGCATTATAAACTGACGCGATACCCAACACCCCACTGGGCGTGTCAGTTCTCGCTCTTTGAATTTCGTAGTATCGCAGGCATCGCCGGAACTCCTCGTCAAATGGTACGGATACGTACGGAGTAGCCAAGAATCCTGGCTCCAGCTTGACGTTTGAGATTTGTACAGTTGCGCCGTTAGGAATCGCACTAGTGGTAATAACGAGTTCAATACCACGGCTGTTTGTTACCGTTATAGGTGCCGAACTTGCACGTAATTGTATATTTGAAAGCGCCTGCACCTCTGCAATACTACCCGTTGCCACTTGTGTCACACTTGTAAAATTATCAGCAGTCGTGGGCACGGATAAAGCAAAAGTACAAGCCCCAGATGCACCGCTTACATAAATTTCATAGCTAAGAACCACCGTCTTAAAATAGTTCAAGCCTGTATTTTGCAGTCCATTCATTACTGACTGCTCTATCCTCTGCCGAAGCTCAACTCCTGTATTACCAGTAGATCCCGTGAAAATAATCCCACCTGGAGCGGCTGCGGATGAAAAAGAAACCTGAACATTAGCCCCTAATGCTCTGGCTTGCCATCTATCCGCCACAAATTGAAAATTACCCGTTGTCAAAGTACGAGCTGCCCCGCCTTGGCGTTGATCTACACGAAAAGCGGAATTGATCAAGTAATTCTCCGCTCCTGCTGGATTTACTAGAAAATTATCATAAGTGATAACCCAAGAAGATACCGCATTAGCAGCAGTGCTTACACATGTACAAAGTACGCGCTGCTTGCGAAATAGTGACGCTATCCACTCTTGTCCAAAATGCCCAACCTGTACGCCTGCGCTAGATTCACAGTTTATTGCAAAAGTGCGTCCTACAGTAAGCGTTGTCACATCAGGAAGATTGACAGTTTGAAGAGCCGTTGAGTTGATTCCAAAAATATTAGTCGGACTGCTCGCAGTCAAAGTAACAATCGTGTCAGAAGTGCGAAGTATACCTTGAGTGCCAGCGACAGACTGCCAAGTCGTCCCATTGCTGGTCAGCACGTTGCCTGACGTTCCCGGCGCAACGACCTGAACCGCGCTTGTACCATTACCCAGTAGTACGTTGTTTGCTGTCAGACTGGTTGCGCCCGTGCCTCCATTGGCAACCGGAAGCGTTCCGGTTACGTCAGTCGTCAAGCCAACCTGCCCAAACGCGCTCGTTCCTGTGCCAGTCCCCCGAAGCACAGTGTTTGCCGTTGGCGTGCTGCTACCAGTGCCGACTTTGGTTTCAATCGCAATAATGGCACTATTCTTTGCGTTATTACTGGCGGCTGTAATATCGAGGCTTACAGTGCTGCCGTTTGCGTGGTTTGCAGCAATTGTCGACTCAAAGCCTCGAGTCTGCACCGTGAACGTCGTTGCAGTTTTGGCCGAATAGCTGATCAGCTCATTATTGATTCGAATAATTCCGGTTGACGGAAATGCGAGCGTCGAGACCACCGTTATCGTGGTCTCTGTATTACTCAGACCCGGAATGCCCATATTGATCTGAGTGGAGGCGTTGTTAGTCGCCTCCACCAGATCTGAAGCGGCATCCAACGACGTCGGGAAATTACTGATCCCTACGGCCATTTCTGCTCTCCTTAGTCAAGAGTTACATCAAGATCGCCTGAAGCGAATGACGGGGTGTCACCATTGCCGACCAGCTTAGACGTGGTCAAGTCTGCCCAGGCAAGCAGGTTGCCAGTGGTGGCAGCATCAAAGATCCCAAGCGCAACGACAGTTCCCCAGGATCCGCTTGCCTGCGGAAAAGTGATAGCACTACTGTTTGACGTGGCTCCCGCAGTAGACGAAGCCCAATTTGAGGTATTCGCAGTCACAGCCACACGAGCATAGCTGTTACCTGACACCTCAGTACCTCCGCCTGCATCAGTCGGAGCGACCGTGTAAAGCCCGACATAAAGCGTTGCCGGGAAGCTGTAGGTTTCGCCGCGGAAAATTCGATTCAGCAGCGCGTTCTCAAGATAATCTGAGAATGAACCAGCCATAGTTTTCTCCTATTTGTCATCCGTGCGACGTCGATTGAGAAGCGCCGCGTTGATTGCATTGAGCTGCTCGTACAGCTGCGCGTGCTGCCGATCGAGATCAGCCCGTAAATCGCGCATCGTGTCGCGAAATTCGTTACGTGTCACAAAGCTCTTTTGTTCCCCTTCGATTTCAGATAACCGATTCGAGATCTCGCGAATCTCACGGGTAAACTCTGAGCGCGATGTCATCTTGAAGCTAGACGCAAGCCAACCCACCACCATTGCCACAGCCGCAACAACCAGCTGTGTAATTATTTCTGCCGTCAATCCTTGCATCTCCATCTCCAATTGCCGTGTGTAGGGTTTTGCGCCTGCCGTCGGTGTCCTCCAGCTCTGGGTTGGTCTGAGCTTGGCCGGATAACGGCAGGCGCAAAAGGGTATCACTCCTTGGCTTTGAGCAACTCGAGGAGCGCGTCAGCCTTTTCACGGTTGATGGTTGTCTGCGCTTCGGCTTCCGTGAGGAGCTGTTCGATGCTCTTCCCTGACCGGGAGGCCTCGCGAAGCAGTTCGCGGATTACCTGAAGTGCTGAGTACTGAATGAACTGTAACCACTCCAACATAGCTAAACGCCCTCCTTTACCTGAACGGTCTGAATCAACTCGCCAACGATCTCAACCGTCGCGGTGATCTCCTGAATCAGCTTGATGTACTTGTTTCGTGTTTCATCCGGCAGAGACGTAAAAGCGGGATTCGCCAGCAGGCCGGTCGAGACGTCTTGCGACGACTTGACGATGGCCAGCAGCTTGGACTTGCCGGCAGCATCGAGGGTCAGCGTCTTGCCGTCAGGACTGACGTACTTCTTGGTCTCGGTAATCAGCTGGCCATTGATCTCATTGACGGTAATCAGCGCCGTGGTGATGGCCAACGCCGGAGCCTGCGGCAGCTTGCCGGCGCGTACCTGGTTCTCGGTCAGATCGAGGCCAGTGCCGACATAGCCCGAGACACGATCCAGAGTCTTAACGAACTCCTTTGACTTATCGCAGGCCGATGTCGCGGCAACAAACCCTGACAGGCCGACTACTAACAGGAAGCCTGTAAAGCGCGGGTTAATGGTGTCATTGTCGTCATCCTTCGTGATGCCAAAAAGCGACTTCCCGAAAGCGGCAATGGCCGTTCCTGCAACCGTCAGAATAAATGTCAGGTTCTCAGGGATCAGATCACCTGCTCCACCAAGCACGCTCAGGATGGCAATACAAACGCCCGTTATGGTGATGTAGATATTCGACGCGCCGAACTTGGCCAGCGCGCCGCTGGCCGCCGTGGCAACCGTTCCCAGCAGAGTTAGCCAGGCCGCCGTCTTGGGCTGAAGAGTGGTGAACTGCGGAGCTGTCGCGAACAGCACCGAAGCCGCTACCCCTAGAATGGAAATTATTTTCTGCATAGCACTCCTTTAGATCTAAGGTGTAAAAATTGCGGGAGTCACGTGCTCCCGCGAGCATCAAGCAACTGTCGACGCATTATTGCCACCAACGACAAAAATTTTTTTGTATCGATTCCATCTGTCTAGTCGATCATCCCACCCGGTCAGACCGCCGTTGATGATCCGCGTGATTTGCTTAAAGCTGGCCTCGGTGTTTGTGTCAGCGTGTTGGTTGAGATCTTGCGAGGACCACCACCAGCAGGCCGACCATACCGCCATGCTTGGCCGTTCGAGTAGTCGCGGCTGCGTAATGAAATCCTCGTTGAGCGCTTTGCTGACCTGCGCGTAATTCGATCGGCCCGTGATCATAATCAGGCCCCGGCCCTTGTATCGCTCACCATCACCGGGCTGGTTATTGCCGAGTCGCTTGGCCAGATCCGACGGTGGCTCATAACGACGCTGTTGTGGTGTTGGCCCCCAGATCTCAGCCGTCCATTTAAGGTCGCCCGATTCGTGGCCGATCTGCGCCATAAAGGCTGCAATGCGCTCTGGCGATGTCATGTCGTACTGCGGGAACCACACGTCAAACGCCATCGCGTAGATCTGCACCATCGCCGGCGATAAGCGCGGGAAGCAATCGCGCACCATTCCGATATTGATCATTCATCCTCCAAGCCAAAAAAATTTGAGGCGTGATGATATTTTGATCAGCGAGATTATTTTGATGGAGGTGCTTTTATGCCGATGCCAGCTGTACCACCCGCTGACGTGCGTGAGTCAGCCAAGCGTGGATTGGAGTGGAGACGAGAGTACGGGAGAGGGGGCACTGAGATCGGAGTTGCCAGAGCCAGAGACCTGAGCAATGGGAAGGGAATCCCACTGGAAACCATCAAGCGGATGGTGAGCTACTTTGCCCGTCACGCGGTCGACCTGAAGGCGGAAGGAGCCCGGCAGGGTGAGAAGGGCTTTCCGTCTGCCGGGCGCATCGCGTGGGAGCTGTGGGGCGGCGATGCCGGACTGCGTTGGGCAACCCGGATCCTCAAGCGGGAAGAGAACGCGGACCGAGCTTGAACTTGTAAGTAATCCTTACCAGTTCGACCTATCAGCGTAGATAAAGCAAAAGGGCTTATGCCAACGACTCCTACATCGACGCATAAGCCCTTAAACTGAACAGAACCGCCCGAACTTGTGGGATCGGCGGCCCCTTCGAAAGGTTTTTACCTGAGGACAGTATAATCCAAACCACCGCAGGACACAAGAGTAAAATGATCTTGCCTATTTCACGCAATATCGTAGTAGGTTCGCGCCGGTCCCCTTGCACCTGGAGCACGCTCCTCAGCGATCTGTGCCCGGCTGGTCAATGTGCCTTCCTCGACCATTCGATTGAGCCAGACCTTGACCACATCGCGGTGTTGTTGCATCGCGTGGGCAATCGGGTCAAGTTCGTTTATGCCCTGATTCTGAATCAGGCTGATGATCCTGCCCTGGACGGTCTGCGCCGGCGTTTCGATGATGTACTTGATATCCTCGATTGCGTATTTGACCGACTCCCCCGCTGCCGGCACAGCCTGGGCGAGATTATGACCAGCCGTGACGTATTCGCGCCAGGCACGCATCACCGCTTCATCCGCGATCGCTGGCAGCTCACTATCCAATGGCGGAATTGTGCGACCCTTCACCACCTTCCACGCGTCGCCGGTCGAGAAGTTTGGATCATTGGCCTTCTGCCTTGCAAAGTGCTCGATGGTCTCCAGCGGCTCCGGCGACCTGAGCGCCGCCTTGTAGAACTCCTTCTCTTCGAGGTGATCCAATGTCCCGTCGTCAATACTCCTGAGTTCCCGTTCAGGAGTTTCTTCGAAGAACGTCTTGTGGATCTGCGCGTTCTGGTAGATGGTGCGTGGCGCCACGCCAAGTTCAGCCGCGACCTT